ATTTTCTGTTGTACCATACCTGGTATTGTAACATAATTTAACGTGAGTATACCCCCACTCCAAACTAGTACACCAAGCCTCACAAAAGTAGAGAATATCGCAGCAGCGTCATCCTCATCTGGTAATACTTTGTCCTTTATCTTATCAAAGACTCCTTTCTTTGTCAAGTCTTCTTCTTTTTTGTCAGCCATACTAACTCACCTCCTGCGGTTGCTTCTTTTTACCAATATTATATTTGGATTCAAGAGTCCAATCACCTTTGTCCTTAAAGGACAAAACTTTTATCTGATTGAGTGGTGCTAGGTCAGTAACCTCACTGCTTATCTCTATCAAGCCCCAGTCTGAGAGGAGCTTAGCAATACGATTGCGACGTTGCACATCATTAGATGTAATGTTAGTTGGTTTGCCGTCCAGTGCAAATAATTCTTTGAAGTGGACTATGTAATACTTACCACGTTTATGTAGAATGTGACAAGACTGATAGAGCTTACGCTCCTTGCGAGAGGCTACACCTATACGAGTCAATGTCTCTCTCACTTTGAGAAAGTCATCAGGTTCCTTAAGAGTAACTTCTAACATCATGTCTTGAGACCACGAGATCTCATCACTCATTGTCTTCCTCCAGTATCTAATTTAGATTTGATAACTTCAATTTGTTCTTGAGTTAGGATTCTCATCGCTTGCTGAGCTTTCTCAGTGTTATAACCATAGTATCTTTT